GCGCCGTCGATTACCTTCGCCTTCCACTGGGTGTTGCACCTGCAATCGCTCTATGCCTACCACGCGGATTACTTCGACCTGGCCGTGAAGCGGCGGGACTACAGCGATGTCGCATCATCTGCCACGGCAAACATGATACAGGCCGGCATGTCTCCGCTCATTCACAAGCAGCAGGGCAGCGCGATCCAGAAGCTCATGACCTTGCGCGGCGTCAACTCGGGCAAACAGGGCGAGCTCTATGAATACCTCGACGCCTCCTCGACCTGGTCCCTCTTATCGACCACCCCGGAATTCTCGACAGATCCTACGGCCCCCCCCACTCCCGTGGGCATAGATAACACCAGGATCTACGGCACCTATCAGGATCAAATCTGGGCAGCCAACCTCTAAAATCACTTTCTCACATGAATATCGAACCCTGATAGAATAATCACTTACGAGGCACGAATAAAGGCCGGAATGAGAAAGCAAAATCGGCTAACTAATTGATGGGAAAAGGATTTGGCAGCGGCCTGCAAAGCCGTGTACGCCGGTTCGATTCCGACCCCAGCCTCCAATTCCTATATGGGATGCAGTGATAGCGCCCGCTAACTACTTTCTCACCAGAGGGTAGTTCACTTTCTCACTTTGCCGTCCCGGCACCCTCCAGGATCCTCTCCAGGTCCGGGCTGCGGTCGGCGATCTGTCCCATCAGCGGGCGGATGTAGTCGGCGGTCTGTTTCTGCGTTGAGTGCCCCAGCAGCCGACGGGCGGCTTCCAGTCCGTATTTCATGGCCGTGTCCGTGGCCGCCTTGGCGCGCAGGTCCTGGAGGCGGAAGGGTTGGAAGCCCTGCACTGCGAGGGCGGCTGTACGGGCTTGCATGAATCGGTAGCGGAGCTGGCCGGTGAGGCGCAGGGATTGGCCGCGCTCATCGCAAAGGATGGTGGCGGAGAGCACGGGACGGCGCTGCAGACGGACCAGGAGGGCGCGAAGGCTGCCCTCCACTGGGATCCGTTTGAGCCGCTCGCCGGACTTCTCGGTCTTTGTCAGGCGGATGATCAGGGTGTCGCCCTGCACATCCGACCACCTGGCGTTGACCGATTCCGCAGGACGGTTGCCGCACAGATAGCTGAACTCCATCATGTCCCGCACCACCTGGTCGGCGCGCTCCCACAGCACCCGATAAGAGTGGTCATCTACATAGTGCCGCCGGCGCTCGTCCACCTGCATCTGCCGGGTGATCCCCAGCACGGGGTTATTGGCCCGCATCTTCCCCCGCGCCCTGGCCCAGTTGAACAGGACGGACAGGTACTTGATCTCCTTCTTGGCACTCACCTGGCTGGAGCGGCGCTCGAAGTATTCCAGCAGGTGCTCGGGGGCGATCTCATCCGCTGGCATGTGCCCGAATACCGGCCCCAGTGCGCGCCAGTAGGCTCTCCTGTCTCGGATGGTGCGCGGAGAGAGCCGGGAGAGGGCGATCTGCTCGGCCCAGGCCATGTATTCCCGATGGATCGCCTCCAGTGTTCCACCCGGGGCAGGTTCCAGGTGTTCGCCCTCTATGGCCGCCCACTTCTCCAGGGCAGCGCGTCTGTCGGTTCCCAGCGGCTCCAGGCGCCGCTTCTCGGTTTCCGGGTCGCGAGGGTGCTGGTAGTAGTAGGCCGTGCGCATACCCTTGCGGGAGTGCCAGCGGCGCTCTACGAAATGAGGAGGGTTCTTGCTCATCGCACCAGGTCCATTGCCGGGAGTGTAACCGATGGGTGAGGCAGCGGCGAAGTTCCAGCGGCATGCACATGATGCCAGGTGGTTTTCGGGCGACCGTCCAGTCCCCACCAGTGATAGATGTGGGCCTGTTTGAGGATCTGGGCCTGCTTGTCTGCGCGCTTCGCGCCGGTGACGCTCTCGAGCTCCGCAAGAGTGAGCAGGTCATTCATTGCGCTTGCGGACTTGATCAATCTTGCACCAGTAGCACCCATCTGGATCGTAATGATGGCGCAGGTGAACTTCACACCATTGCCGGGTGCGCTTTTCGCGCCGCCGCCACTCTCCATCACGATATTCTGCGTGATGCAACTCTCCTCCACAATGGCAGGTGGTAGGCTTGTGACTGCCCCGGGTATTGCTCCAATGGATCAAATGCCCCGATTCGCAGATTTCGGTGGGCATGATTACCGCGCCTGCCGCCGCAGCAATGCCGGGGTGAGTGACGACATGGTCGATGATCTGTCGTCGAGATGCTGCAGCGTAATCAATCATCTTGCAATTTCTCCCTCTTTGTCCCACAACTGGAGCAGCACATCTGGCGGTGGCAGGACCTGGGCATTTTCTTCCGCCCAGGCGAGGCGCTGTTCTCTTGGCCATGCTTCGGGACATTGGGCCAGGGAATCTCCCGCAACAATCATCTGGTTGAATTGCTCCAAGCTGAGGGTCTCCAGTATTTCCCGGTTGATGTACCAGTCATCGATGCCGATGCCGAGATCCTGGGCGAGCCTGATGATGGTGCCGGTTTCCACTTCGCAGAGGATTGCCGGCAGGTGATCCTGTAGCAGGATTTGCAGGTCCGCTTCCGTCGAGAACTTCGCGATGAGTTGCCCGGGACGGCGCTGTTTCAGACCCTGCATGATTTCACAGCCGACATCGACATAGCCCTTCGTGCAATCGCCGACATCGGGATCTTCATCGTCAAATTCTGGACCATCGAGCGCCAGCCAGAATGTGAGGGTGAGCAGTTGCCGCGGTTCGAGGATTGCCATGAGCCGCTCTATCAGATATTCACGCAGATGCTGCTTCAGAGTTCGGAGTTGTCGGTATTCGTCGAATCCCGGCCAAGGATTGCCTGGCTCGGTGGCCACTGGGTCCTGGTCCAGGTCTTCGCCGTTGTCGTGCTGCTGGCCAGATTGTGGCTCGTTTTTTCCATGGAGCTGTTCGAGCAGTTCATGATAGGCCTCGACGTTGCGCGCGAATGTCACTACACGTTCTGAATTCCAGGGACTGGGCAGGGAAATGGTTTGCAGGGATTCGCGCCTCTCATCGAAGGCATCTTCCAGCAATACCCAGTCATGAACGATGTTGTAGTGTCGCTGGCAGGCGCCATAAATCGATGCCTGGAGTTCCTTGACCGTAGGCAAATCGTCTGGATCCAGGTCGGGATCCGTCAATTCATCTTGCAGGTCTTGCATGACCTCCGGGAGGTCGCGGGCCATGCATAAGATCTTGCCATGGCCGGCGGTCAGCGTACCGGCCTGGATGAGGTCCTGGGCCCACTGCGGCAGCTCGGTCAGGCGAATGAGGTTGCTGACATAACTGCGGGAGATAGGCAGGCCGTTCTGGGCGCACAGTTCCGGGATCTGGCCGACAGGCACATCGTGCAAATCGCGCAGACGCTTGAAGAACGTACCCAATTCGATCGCGTTGAGATTCTGGCGATGCACATTCTCGGCGATCTGATCGAAGGCGCGGGAAATGCCTCCATCTTCTGCGATTTTCTCCGGGATCGGGCGATCGATGAGGCAGGGGATCGTCTGGAGGCCGGCCAGTTGCGCGGCGCGCCAGCGCCGCTCGCCGTAGCAAATGGTGTAGTGATTTTCGCCGGTAGGCAGGACGGCGATGGGTTGGAGTATGCCGCGCACGCGGATATCGTCGGCCAGTAGCTGGAGGGCCTCCTGGTCGAAGTGCCGGCGGGGCTGTTGCATATCCGGGGCAATCTGGTCGATGGGCAGCTCCAGGAGGGCTCGAGGCGGGATATCGGGAGCAGCTTCGATGGGATCAGGGAGGCTCATGAATGGCCCCCGTTTCCCGAAGAACCGCAGGGCATCGGTTGCCGATAGAGCATGTCCCGGGCGCGATCGGCCCAGTGGCGGGCGTCGCGTTTCCAGGCGCGGGCCTCATTCATGAGCCTGGACCAGCTCCTGCCATCTCCCTCGGACAGGGCGGCCTTGGCTGCCCAGGCGTTCAACCGCCAGGCATAGATACAATAATGGGCCGTTTCCACGGCCATTGCGGCGAGTTGTTTGTGCGTCATCGATTCCCTCCAGGGCGGGCCTGGAGGGAAAGATAGTATTAGCTGCCCGTCATGTCAAGTATTCCTAACTCGATGCGACTGCATAGACAATCAGGAAGATCAGCAGTGCGACAAAGCCTTTCGCAATGAGGCTGATGAGGTCGCGGTGGAGGATTCGGCCGCAATGGGGGCATTTTTTGGCGCGGGTGCTGATTTCCTGCCGGCAATCCGGGCAGGGCTTGATACGGGACATCACTGGCTCCTGCGATTCAGCAATAGCTGTATGAGTTTCTCGATGACCTCGAGTTCTTCACCCGTCAGCATAGCAAGCTGGGCCCGGATTGTGCCGTATGGCGCCGATTCTTCGTCTATCCCTGTCGATAATGGATGGCCAATGAGGTCATCGAGGCTGACCCCATAGAGGGCTGCCAATTCCTTGAGGTGATGATAGGTCGGTTTTGAACGGTGCCGTTCCTGTTCCCATTGGCTCACGGATGATCTCGTCACGCCCAGGTGATCGGCCACTTGTTGTTGTTTGAGTCCGGCCCGCAGGCGGGCCTTTTTGAGGCGGTCGGATAATCCCATGCCGGGGAGTATGCAATATGTCGTGACTTTTCTCATCGCAGGCAACCCTTGACATCGGGAGTTAGTGATACTAGCTTTAGGGGCGTGAACGCACTGGAACGAGCAATCAGGGCCGCCGGGGGACGCATCGCGTTGGCCCGCAAGGTATCGCGGACCCCTGCAGCAATCAGTCAATGGAGGAGCCGCGGATATTGTCCCGGGGACATGGCCCTGGCGGTCAGTGAGGCTGTGGATGGTGTGATTACACCCGTGGAGCTGCTTCTCGATAAACGCCGTGCATCGGAGCGGGCCTGTGCGTGATGTCCTGTTGACTCCTCTGTTCATATTGGCGCTGATTGTCTTCGTATCGGCATGCATGATCTTGATGGGCCTCATCTGGCTATGTTGGGGTTCACCACAATTCCGCCTGCCGGGGCGGCTCAATCCGGCATTTCCTCCCCCTGACAGTTCGGGCGACTCCGGTCGCCCGCCCTTTTTTTGTAGCCACTCCGATTTACAACGGCCTACAACCCAGGCCGGCAAAAGTTGGAAGGCGTTGTGATGATGGACCAGCTCGCGCTCTGGCACGACTCGATAGAGGATGCATTGGAGGCTGACGTGATGGCCATCGGGGGGCCGAAAACGGTTGCATATGCCTTGTGGCCGGCCAAAAGCATGGCAGAAGGGGCACGCTATCTGCGGCGATGCCTGGACTCGGAACGGGCCGAAAAGCTCGCGCTGGATGAAGTCGCCAAGCTGATTGAAATGGCCGCCGAGAATGGCAGCCGATGCGCAATCAGTTACCTGGGGCGCCGTGCTCACGCCAAGATCATCCCGGTGGCGCCGGATGATGAACGCGCGGAACTGCTGGAGCGCTGGGAGAGTGCCCAGCGGGAAGTCCGGGCGCTGGCCAGGGCGATGGGGGCCCTCGATTGAGTGTGGCTGTCGGAAGATGAAATCGAGCGACTTATCGATCTTCCCCACCTGGCGAGGATTATCTATCTGATGATCATGCGCCAATACATGGACCACGAGACAGGAATCGTCGGTATCCGGCGACGCATCAGCCGGCAAATGATGCGGGAATATTGTGATGTGCCGACTGTCAACGGTCGCAGAGGAAGTGCCCCTACTACTAAGGCCATCAGGATCGCCATCGACCATCTCATCAAGGCGGGCCTCATTCAGCGTCACCGTGATCTGGATCTCGTTTTTTCGGTCCCGTTTGCGGCGGCGCATTTCCAGGCGCCGAAAAGGTGGGGCCGAGGTAGGGCCGCAGCAGGGGCCGGAGGTGGGGCCGACAACAATTCTACTCAAGCCGTTGGCCAAACAACAAAAAGCGATGCCACAACCGGCGAGGTAGGGCCGGAGGTGGGGCCGGGGTTTTTGCAAAGGTGGGGCCTACCTCATGTAGTAGATCATATGGGGGAAGATATATCAACCACTCTGCAATCCGCGAAGACACCGCTGCCCTATCCATTCGTCCCCTCTCACGCCGACATCGAATTTGCAAAGGCCTATCGTCTACCAGATCCTCATCGGCATGTAGCCGAGTTCGTGGCGCATTACCAGGGCCAGACCGCGGAGGACTGGCATCGTCTGTTCCGCAAGTGGCTAGGCCGTGCGAGGGCATATCAACGAGCATCGGGAGGTGCGCATGCAGAACGCGGGCGATCTCGCAAGGGGGGCGCTCGACTCCTCGCGGAGAAACTCAAGGGAGCATTCGAGGATGACTGACAGGCCCGTGCACACCCGCAAGACCATGGAGAGGCTCTTTGCCCGCTTCTCTGTCATCTATGGCAACCTATGGAGCAGCCAGTTCCAGAGCGAGGAGCTGCTCGAGCTCGCCCTAAAGGAATGGTCTATCACGCTTGGCCCATACAGCACTCGCCGCCTGCAGGCGGCTCTTGATGTATGCAAAAAGCATTATCCCATGCCCCCAACGCTGCAGCAGTTTGCAGCCGTGTGTCGCAAGGCTCCGCCTCACAAGTCAGTGCCCTGTTTACCTCCAGCACCGCTATCACCAGCAGACAAACAGACGGCCCTGGAGCACATCGCCAAATGCAGGGAGATCCTAGTTCGTGCTGGACGTTAAGCAGTTCCGCGACCTGATCCTCAAACCAGTGCTACACAGGCTGGAACTCTATTCTCCTGCCGCTGAGGTGCTCATGCTGGGTACAGCGGCACATGAATCCCTGTTCACCTATCTAGCACAGCTCGGAGGCCCGGCGAGAGGCATTTACCAGATAGAGCCTGCAACCCATGCCGATTTGATGTATCACTGGCTGGCATATAGGCCGAAGACGGCCAACAAGGTGAGGGCCCTGGCATCAAATGCGCCTGAACTGGACCTCATCGGTAACTTGCCCTATCAGACTGCCATTGCCAGGCTCATCTATTACCGCTGTCCAGAACCTCTTCCTGATGCTGATGACCTAACTGCGCTTTCCATCTATTGGAAACAACATTACAACACCAGCGCTGGACGAGGCACGGCAGCCGAGTGGATCGAGTCATTCAATCATGTCATTACTCCTATCCTGTGAGCGATTTGCCCGGCGGGTCCTCCCTGGCACTCCCCTGCGGGTGCAAGGCAGCGCGAAATTCGTGAAATTTTCAGGGCCTCAGCATAGGGTAGAATTCTAAAGGCATCAATAAGTTAGGAGTTCTCAGCAAGGGGATCAAATGGCGCAGGCAGATATGTTCCGGGAGGGTGTTTCCCCCATTGTCACGGCCGATTTTCTGGCTGAGGTATTCGGGGTGGGGCGCAGCATGGTCTACAAATACCAGGACCAGGGTATGCCACGGGAAGCACGGGGACGCTATGACCTGAGAAAATGCGTGCAATGGCTGGTGGCCAAGATGAGCCACCGGGGAGGGGACGACCCGGATGACCTGCAATCGGCCCGCCTCGAATTGGTCAAGGCCCAGACGGAGGGACAGCAGCTTGAGAATCGACGCAAGGCAGGCGAGCTCTTGCCGGCAGACCAGGTCGCGAGGGCATTAAATGACATCGCCGTGATCGTGAGCTCGCAGCTCGATGGATTGGCGAGCCGATGTGCCGGCAGGGTGGCTGCGATCACTGAGCCAGGAGCTGTGCAGCGTGAGTTGTTCGAGGAGACGCGACAGATCCGCGAGGCAGTGGCACAGGCCACCCATACCTATGCCGATGACCTGGTAGCCAGACAAGGCAAAGAGCATGAGCCGGATCAATCGCCCGCACCCATTGGAAAACAGCGAGCCGCGCGAAAGAAAAGAGCGATAAAGAAGAAATCCAGGAAGCAGGGAGCGTCTGTGGCCAGTGAGGCGGATACAGCATGACTTCATGCAGGCAACTCAGCGCCCTGGTCAAAACCGCAGCCGGGATCATCATGCCCCCGCGAATGCGCACCGCCGATCAATGGGCCGATGATGAGCGTATCCTGCCGCCGGAGAGCCCGGAACCCGGCCGCTGGCGCAGTGATCGCATCCCTTTCATGATCCCGGTGATGCGGGCATTCTCAGATCCACGCTATGCCACTGTCGTCGTTGTGTGCGGGGCCCAGATGGGAAAGACCGAGAGCATCTTCAACATCATCGGTCACCGATTCAGCGATGGACCCTACGTGCCGGTGCTCTACGTCGGCCCCACGGAAAAGCAGGTGCGCTCTGTGAGCGGCGACCGCATCGCCAAGATGTTACGCTCCACCCCCATCCTGTGGGAGCGGCTGGAGAAGGGCCAGCGCGACAAGGTCACCGAAAAGTGGATTGGTGGTGTGCGCCTGGGCTTCGCCTGGGCCGGCAGCGCCACCGAGCTGGCCAGCCATCCGGCGGGCCTGGTGCTGGTGGATGAGCGAGACCGCATGGATTCGGACGCCGGCGGGGAGGGCGATCCGGTCGAATTGGCCCGCGCCCGCCTCAAGAACTACCCCGGCGGCAAGCTGGGTATCTGCAGCACCCCGACGGTGGAGGGTGCCAGTCCGATCTGGCGGCTGTACGAGGAGGGCACGATGTTCAAGTGGTCCTGGCCCTGCGTACATTGCGGTGAGTATTTCATCCCGCGGCTGGAGCTGTTGCAGTGGCCGGAGGGGGCCACCGCCGGCCAGGCGCGCGAACAGGCTGTCGTGGTATGCCCGCACTGCGGCGGCATACTGACCACCGCCGACCGGCACGCGATGAACGCCGCCGGGCGGTACATCCCGCACGTGCTCAACAGTGCCGGCGAGCACATCCCGGTCGAGGAGGAGACGCCCAACAGTACCGCCAGCTACTGGATCTCCGGCCTCTCATCGCCCTGGCAGACCTTCGGGCAGCTCGCCGAGACCTTCATCAAGGCCTACGCGAGCCGGGAGCCGGAGCGTATCCAGGCCGTGATCAATACCGCCTTCGGCGAGCTCTACCGCCAGAGTGGCGAGGCGCCTGCCTGGGAAGAGGTCCTCGCATTGCGCTCGGATTATGACCAGGGCGACCTTCCGTCGGGCGTGCAGCTCATCACCGCCGGCGTCGATGTCCAGAAGAACGGCCTGTATTACGTGGTGCGCGGCTGGGGTTTCAACTCCGAGAGCTGGATGCTGGATCACGGGTATTTGTTGGGGGAGACCGAATTCGATGATGTCTGGCTCATGCTCACCCGCGTGCTGCAGCAACAGTTCGAGGGTGGACGGGCCATCAATCGCGTCTTTGTCGATTCCGGTTATCGACCCGGTGCCGATCGCTTCCGGCGACCGGAGCATGCCGTCTATGCCTATTGCCGGCGCCACATCGGCACCGTGTTCGCCACCAAGGGCCATGATACGCAGGATCGGCCGCTGAAGGTCAGTACCATCGAGGTCAACCTGGCGGGTCGCGCCACCCGGGCGGGCCTGAAGCTCTGGCACATCGATACCGACCACTTCAAGCAGTGGCTCCATGCGCAAATCCGTATGCCAGCGGGCGAGGAGCCGCTTTATCACCTGCCCCAACAAATCGATGATGACTATTGCCGGCAACTGGTCGCCGAAGAGCTCGTCATCAAGCCCAGCGGCAAGCGCATCTGGATCTGCCGCGGCGCCAACCATTACCTCGATTGCGAGGTGCTGGCCCGGGCCGCCGCCGTGAGCCTGCAGGTCCACGCCCTGCAGCGTCCCGCGGAGCACCCGCAACCACGCCCCGGGATGACCAATGCGGCGAATGTCGCGCGACGCGCCTTCAGCCCCCCGCGTCGGGGCCTCTATGACGGGATTTAGGCCCTGTTTCTCATGAAACCGGAAAAGGTCAAATCGTGATGATGATCACACCCCAATCCGCCACCGCCGCCAATACTCACCAGGTGGGTGGCGACCACTACCGCTCCATGGCCATCCAGCCCTGGGACTACATCCTGAGCAATGGGCTTGGCTTCGCCGAGGGAAACATCGTCAAGTACGTCACACGATGGCAGGAGAAGGGCGGGGTGGATGACCTGCGCAAGGCCCGGCATTACCTGGACAAGCTCATCGAGATGACTGCCGGCGGACCCTGGGGCGAGGCCTTCACCCGTGACGACGACTGAGGAAGCGAATATGCCCGATGTCCCCACACCAATGGAACCAGATTCCCAGAGGCTGAGAGCGGAATTGTCCTTCCTCGAGGACCTGGACCACCTTTATCAGCGCTATCTGCAGTCAGCGCCTCAGGATGAATTCAGCCCATTCGAGGCCGCGCGGGCCCTGCGCTACTTCGCGCAGATGCTCGAGGATTCATGAGATGTCGGCCAAGCCGACGAGGTGTCGATGTCCACTCCCGGGTGGACAGGCGGCATGACGAGCTACGCGAAAATCCTGCATGGCCGGGGCGGGAGTGCTAAGGTCACGCCATGACGCAAACGCTCGCCCATGCCCTCATCAATCACGATGCGCTGGAGCTGGACTTCAATCGCATCCGCGATCAGGGCCGCATTTTCAAGCCGATGATTGTCGATCCCCGTTCCGTGCCGGGCCTCGTCGCCTGGTACGACGCCCGCTATCTCGACCTGGCGGACAACACATCTGTCAGTGACTGGCCCGATCTGCTTGGCAACACCAGCCATAACCTGAAACAGTTAACAACTAGCAAACAGCCGATATTCCGCGCCAACTACAACAGCAATGGACCCGCTGTTGTGTTCGATGCCATTGACGATCTTATGCAGATTGATCCCAACACTGACCTTTGGCCGTCGATTGATGCTGGTCACTGGTCCGCGTGTCTATTGTTCGAGCCAACCGCTATACCAACAGGCACCGACAAGTTGATCAAGCCACAGTTGCCGACAAGTCCATGGAAACCCGGCGACATGGGTTTTGACGCAAACATGGCGGCACAAGTGACAGCTATAACCTCTGGCGGGGCGACGAAAACTGCAAGTGTTAACAACGCGTTCACAGTCGGAACACGATCAGTATTCGTCGGACGCTGGGATGTTGGAGTGGCAGTTAAATCAGATGTTCCCGGCTTTGGTAGTGACACAAATACGGCCTATACGGATAAAACATCGGTATCTGGTAGCGGGAAAGAAATCTACGTAGGTGCCAATTTTGCGGGATCGGGTTGGGCGCATATCGCATTGGTTGCTCTTGCTCTTTATAACCGTGTTCTAACCGATGCCGAAGTGGAGTACCTGGGTAATGTCTGACTGGAAACACCGCGCCTATATCATCATCCCCGTCGATCAGACTGCGACGGCCAATGCACTAGCCGCTCAACTGGATCCGGCGGGCGGCGGTGACAAGACCTTTGGCGACGTGCAACTATCCCCAACCGGCCAGCCCCCAGCCACGTATACCGGCTGCAGTACCATGCTAACCGACACAGGCAAGGCGGCGGTGGACCAGTATTATGGCCAGGGGGTGATCCCCGGCGGCAAGGTGTACTACGCGGCCGACGGCTGGGACTGGCCCGGCGTCCTCGCCGCCCTGGGCCTCCAGGTCATCGAACAGTCCATCTGATTTTCCACCGAGAGGTGGACAACCCCTTTCCTCCCTGATCCGTTTTTTCTGCATCCGGTTGCATTCGCGGCCATCATTGCGCCATGGACATCAGCACCGCGCAGGCACACCTCGACCAGTGGCTCGCCGCAGACCTTGCCGTCGCCAATGGACAGAGCTACTCCGTGGCTGGCCGCAGCCTGACCCGGGCCGACGCCAGCACCATCCGCGGACAGATTGCCTACTGGCAGCGCGTCCTCGACAACCTCAATGCCACCGCCGCAGGGCGCAAAGGAGACGGCCACGCCGTCGCGACATGGACCTGATCACCCGCATCCTCTCCACCTTCGCCCCGGGCCTCGCCGCGCGGCGCTTGCTGGCCCGGGCCCAGCTCGCCAACGCCCAGCGGCTCTACCAGGCCGCCAGCACCAGCCGCTACCGCCCGCGCCGCGGCTCCGGCGCCAGTGGAGACGCCGTCATGGACCATGCCCGGGGCCACCTGCGCGAATTCGCCCGCTACCTCGATGAGAACCTGGACCTCGCCGTGGCCGTCCTCGATGACCTGGTCAACAACATCGTGGGCGGCGGCATACAGGTCCGCCCCATGGCCCGGCTCGGGGATGGCGCCCCGGCCGCGCGGTTCAACCGGGACGCGCGCGACCTCTGGCGCGAGTGGTGGCGGCGGCCGGAGGTCTCCGGCGAACTCCCGGGCCCGGAACTGGAGCGACTCATCTGCCGCACCTGGCTGCGCGATGGCGAGCTGTTCGTCCACCAGGTCACCGGCGCCATCTACCAGGACTATCCCACCGCCATCCCTTACCTGCTCGAACCCCTGGAGGCCGACTTCGTCCCGTTCGATCTTTTCCAGCCGGCCGATACCATCACCCACGGCATCGCCAAGAACGCCTGGGGCAAGCCGCAGGCCTACTTCGTCTATAAGCAGCATCCGGGCAGCAACCGGGCCCGCCTCAATCTGCAGACCAAGCGCGTGCCGGCCGAGGAGATGCTGCATCTGAAATTCGTGCGCCGCCTGCACCAGACCCGGGGCGTCTCCGTCTTCCACGCCGTGCTCGAGCGCCTGGACGACATCAAGGACTACGAGGAGAGCGAGCGCATCGCCGCCCGCATCGCCGCCTCCATGGTGGCCTACATCAAGCGCGGCGAGGGCTTCGGCGGCCAGGTCCTGGGCGACGATGCCCAGCGCGAATTCGCCATCGACCAGGGCATGGTCTGGGACAACCTCCTGCCCGGCGAGGATGTCGGCACCATTGACGCCAAGCGGCCCAACAGCGCACTCGCCGATTTTCGCGCCGCCATGCTGCGCGCAGCCGCAGGCGGCACAGGTACCCGTTACAGCGCCATCGCCCGCGACTACAACGGCACCTATTCGGCCCAGCGCCAGGAGCTCGTCGAGGGACGCATCGGCTACCTGCGCCTGCGCTCCTATCTGGTTGGCGCCTTCTACCGCCCGGTGCGCGAGCGCTTCCTGCGCACCGCCATCGAGCAGGGCCTGCTGCGGCTGGAGCCCGGCATCGACCGGACCACCCTGTTCGATGCCGAATATCGCGGCCCGGCCATCCCCTGGATCGACCCCAAGAAGGAAGTCGAGGGCTATGCACTTGCCGTGGCCGGTGGCTTCAAGAGCCGGCACCAGGTCATCCTGGACCTGGGCGGCGACCCCGAGGCCGTCGATGCCCAGCTCGCGGCCGATGCCTTTGCCCAGCCTGCGAACATCCCGGGCACCGGCGCCGACAATACCGGCAACAACCAGACACAGGTGGCAGCATGACCCAGCGCAACAAGCAGATCCGCACCGGCCGCTATGAACGGACCATGACCCTCGATCTCGCCCGCCTGGTCGATACCGAGACCGAGCGGATGGTCCCGGCCAGCCTCTCCAGCGAGCAGCCCGTGGAACGGTGGTTCGGCACCGAGGTCCTCCAGCACACCCCCGAGGCCGTGGATCTGGGCCGGGCCGCCAACGGCCTGCCGATGCTCTGGGTCCACGACCACCGGATCCTCATTGGCAAGGTGCGCAACCTGCGCCTCGAAGACGGGCGCCTGGAGGGCTACCTGCACTTCTCCCGCAATGCCCGCGCCACCGAGATCTGGCAGGACGTGCTCGACGATTTCCTGGACAGCATCTCCATCGGCTATTCCATCCGCAAGTGGGAGGAAGAGGCCAACAGCGATCTGATCATCGTGACCCGCTGGGCCGTGAACGAGGCCAGCGTCGTGACCGTGCCCGCTGATCCCACCGTGGGCATCGGGCGATACTTCCACCCCGACCATGAGGACACTCCCATGACTGACAACCGCAACGGCGAGCCCCAGCCCGCCAACGGCAGCGGTGCCGGTGGCACCGTTGTGGAGTTCGAGCGCGCCCGCACCGTGGGCCAGCAGGAGGGCCGGCAGGCGGGGATCACCGCCGAGCGCGCCCGCATCGCCGAGATCGAACAGATCATGCAATTCCGCACCAACACCCCCGCCGGCCAGGCCCTGCGCCTGACCGCCATCGAGGAGGGCTGGAACGCGGACCAGCTCCGGCGCCACCTGCTCGAACAGGATGCCGCCGCCCAGGCTGGCCCCCTGGCCGATCCCTCAGCCACCGACCCGGAGCGCGGCATCCGCCACGAGGGTACCCCGGCGATCCAGCCCGGGAGGGACGCACTGGACGGCTTCCGCGATGGCGTGGCCGAGGCCATTGCCGTGCGGGCCCAGCTCGAGACCGACCCGCAGGCCGTGCAGCGTGCCCGCGAGGGCGAATACCTGAGCATGTCGCTGGCCGACATGGCCCGGGAATACCTGCGCCTGCAGGGGCTCGAGACGCGCGGGCTCAACCGCGTCCAGATGGTCGGCGAGGCCTTGACCCGCGCCGGCAGCCACACCACCAGCGACTTCGCCAACGTCCTGGCCGACTCCGCCCGCAAGGCACTGCTCCTGGGCTGGACCGAGGCCCCCGAGAACTGGCAGCTCTGGGCCCGCACCGGCTCGCTCTCCGATTTCAAGAGCAACTCCCGCGTCGGCCTGAGCGACTTCGAGGACCTGGACCTGGTCCCCGAGGACGGCGAATACAAGGCGGGCACCATGTCCGACCTCAAGGAGACGATCCAGCTCGCCACCTACGGCAAGCTGTTCCGCATCTCCCGGCAGGCCATCATCAACGACGACCTCGCCGCCTTCACCACCATCCCGCGCAAGATGGGACGCGCCGCCGGGCGCAAGGTGGGCGACCTGGCCTATGCCGTGCTCACGTCCAACCCGACCCTCAACCAGGACAGCACCGCCCTGTTCCATGCCAACCACAGCAACCTGGTGGCCTCCGGCTCCGGCGCCGCGCCCAGCGTCAGCACCCTGGACACGGCCTTCACCGCCATGGCCAAGCAGACCGATCCGAGCGGTGCCGCCACCCTCAACATCCGTCCGGCCTACATCATCGTGCCGGCGGCGCTGGAATACACCGCCCGGGTCCTGGTGGCCGCCGAGGTCAACCCGGCCGAGGGCTCCGTCACCAGCTTCATCGAGCCCAACGGCTTCCGCGGCCGCCTGCAGGTCGTCAGCGATGCCCGCCTCGATGCCGACAGCGCCACCGCCTGGTACCTGGCCGGCAACCCCGGGCTCTACGATACCGTCGAGGTGGCCTTCCTCGATGGCGTCACCGAGCCCTACCTCGAGCAGCAGGAGGGCTGGACCACCGATGGCGTGGAGTACAAGGTACGCATCGATGCCGCCGCCAGCGCGCTCGACTACCGGGCCCTGTACAAGAACGCCGGCGCCTGATCGCAGGCCAATGCCCCGGCCCGCGGGCCGGGGCCCACTACTGGAGGTATTGCCATGAAGAACTATGTCCAGCGCGGTGACGTCCTCGACTACGTCGCCACCGCCACCATCACCTCGGGCGACGTCATCGAGTTCACCGACTGCATCGGCGTGGCCGCCAAGGATGCCGTTTCCGGGGCAACCGTCGCCGTGGCCATGACGGGCGTGTTCAACCTCGCCAAGGTCGCCGCCACCGCCTGGTCCCTGGGCGACAAGCTCTACTGGGACGCCACCAACAACGAGCTCACCACCACGGCCACCGCCAACATCCCGGTGGGCATCGCCGCGGCCGACGCCGCCAGCGCCGACACCACCGCCAAGGTGCTGCTCAACCCGGGCGTCTGATGGCCCGATGGGCCTGCGGGTGAGGGTGGTGGAGCACTATGACGACATCGGCCGGGATTACGCGAGCAAGTTCCTCTCGCGGCGCTTCTGGTTCGCCGCCAGCTATACCGCCGCCGGCATCGCCGCCCTCTACACCGGGCAACTCGACGGGGGCGACTTCGTCGAGCTGGCGGGCATCGTCTTGGCCCTCTACAAGCTCGCCGACTTCGGCGATCGCTGGCTCTCCGGGCGATGATCGGCTGGCTCCTGGCCCTGTTCGGCAACTGGCGGCTCGTCGGGGCCGCCCTGGCCATCGTGGGCCTGGCCGTGGGCGGGCTCTACCTCGGCAGCCTGCGCAATGCCGCCGCCGCGGCGCGGGCCGAGGCCGCCCTGCAGCGCCAGGCCGCCATCAGCGCCCGGGACCAGGTGCGCCGTGAGCGGGCCGAGCGCGAGCGCCTCGAGGCCCTGCGCCAGCACCTCGACCTCGCACGCCGGCGCCTGCGCCGCCAGCTCGCCGACGCCCGCACCGCCCTGGCCGCGGTCAAGGACCAGGGCGGCTGCCTGGATGCTCCCGTGCCTGCTGACGTTGTCGGCCTGCTCCAGTGAGCCCGTGATCATGACCGAGACCCACAACATCGCACCGCCGGCGGACCTGCTTGCCCCGTGTCCTGTGCCGGCCTTCGCCGGCGGCACCTTCCGGCAACTCGCCGGCTATGCCCTGGACCTGCGCGAAGCGCTCGAACAATGCAACGGCCGCCTCGAGGCCCTGCGGCGATGGGCGCGGGAGTGACCAGCGTGGACGACCTCAAGCGGGCCCTGTCCGAGGTGCTCGACGAGCGCGACCGGGTGGACGCCAAGACCCATCGCCTGCACCACGACTGGATCGGCGAACAGCTCGAATGCGATCGCCGGCGCCGCCAGATGTTCCTGGCCGTGGCCCAGCGCGTCGCGGGCTGGGCCATCATCGGCGTGCTGGGCTGGATCGGCTGGGCCGTCTGGCACGAACTCATGCGGGCGATCGGGCGATGAACGGGATCGCGGCGGTCGCCATCGTCATCTCCATGTCCTGTTCCCTCTGGTCGGACATGGTCCATGAAGTGGCCGCCATGGACCTGCAGAAGCGCATCCAGATGGCCTACTATATCCGGCATTATCGCCCGGCCCACTACCGGGACTACCTGCTGGCCATGCGCTACGTGCGCAGCCTCGAGGCCTTGGGTCGCAAACCCTCCGCCGGCGCCATCGAGCGGGCCTGTCACGATCTTGCGCCGCATCACCGGGACCACCCCGCATGACCGTCACCACCCTGCGCAACCAGGTCCTGGCCGACAATGCCCTCCTGATGGACACCGCCCAGGGCTTCGCACAGACCGTGACCCGTGCCGACCTGACCACCTTCGACGCGATCCTCATCGACGGCTTCGGCGAGGTCGAGGACCCCCGCAGCCCGCAGCTGCTGGCCCAGGCCTCCGATGTGACCACCCTGAACCAGGGCGACGTGCTCACCATCGCCGGCAAGAGCTACGACATCCTGGGCTACCAGCCGGACGGCTTCGGCCTGGTGCTGCTGCAACTGGGGGCGGCCTGATGGTCGCCCAGGCCGGCATCCACATCGACGAGCGGGCGCTCCGGCGGGATATCGCCCGGGCCCGGCGCACATTGCGCCGCCTCGGCGAACGGGCCATCCCCATCGCTGAGGCCCAGGCCCTCAACAAGACCGGCGCCAAGGCCCGCACCAGTGCCCGCCGCGAGCTCGCGCGGGTGAAGCAGGTCCCGCAGAAAGTGCTCAAGCGCCGCCTGGCCCTGTTCAAGGCCAGCCGCCGCCGCCTCGAGGCCCGCCTCTGGCTCGGCCTCAAGCGCGGCATCAGCGCCGAGGAGCTCGGCGGCGGCGCCTTCTTCTTCGCCGGCAAGCATGCGGGCACCCTGAAGGTGGGCCGGCGCGTCTTTCGCGATGTCTTCAAGGCCACCATGCCGAGCGGCCGCGCCGGACTGTTCGCCCGCCGCACGCCATCCACCCGCAAGAGCCGGGGGGCCTGGAGCGACAACCTGCCCATCGAGCAGCCGCAAGTGCGCCTCGACCCGGAGGCGCAGCCCATCCTGCGGCGGCACGCCGCCGAGCACATGCGCAAGACCCTGCCGCTCGAACTGCGGCGGGCCCTGCAGAATCAGATCCGCAAACTGACGAGGTAACGACCAATGGACGTAGGCACCGGCGCGAGCATCACCTTTTCCAGCGGCTTCATGGCCGAGATCCTCGATATCAAGTGGAGCGGGATCTCCCGCGCGGCCATCGACAGCACCCACATGGGCACCACCACCGCCCGCACCTTCGACCCGGCCACGCTGTTCGACCCGGGCGAACTGGGCGTGGAACTGGCCCTGGACCCGGGCACCCGCCCGCCCATCGACTCGGCGGCCGAGTCCGTCACCGTGACCCTGCCCAACGGCGCCGCCGGCGCCAGCGGCACCTCCACCTGGCAGGCCCAGGGCTTTTTGACCGAGTTCGAATGGGGCGCCCCGCTGGAAGACAAGATGACCGCCACCGCCAAGCTCAAGTTCAGCGGCGACATCACGGTCACCCTGTGATGCTGACCCGCGAGCAGATTCTCGCCGCAGACGACCTGCCCCGGGAGAGGATCGAGGTGCCGGAGTGGAGTGGGGCAGTCTGGGTGCGCACCATGACCGGGGCCGAGCGCGACGCCTTCGAGGCCGGCGTGATCGGCACCGGCGGGCGGCAGAACCTGGCTAACGTCCGGGCCCGCCTGGTGGCCCTGACCCTCTGCGACGAGTCCGGGAAGCGCCTGTTCGGCGAGGAGGATATCGAGGCCCTGGGTCGCAAGAGCGGGGCGGCGCTGGATCGCCTGTTTGCCGCCGCCCAGCGCCTGAACCGGATCGGAGATCGGGATGTCCGGGACCTGGCGGGAAACTGACCCGCCGGCCGGAACGGCGCGCCTGGTTCCGGCTGGCCCTGGCGCTCGGCATGGGCGTGCGGGAGGCGCAGGCGCGGATCGGGGCGGACGAATTCGCCGAATGGCTCGCCTACGGGCAGCTCGAGCCCTGGGGCCCGGAGCGCGAGGACCTGCGCGCGGCCATCGTCGCCGCCACCGTGGCCAGCACCCTGACCGGCCGGCGCTTCCGCCCGGCCGACTTCATGCCGCGGTTCGGCGCGCCGCGGCGGGCAGATCCACACGAGATGCACGCCACCATGCGTCTGTTTGCGGAGGCGCATAATGAGCACCATCGCCAGTCTCGTCGTCAAGCTGGGGGCTGATACCAAGGGTCTGACCGGTGGCCTGCGCCGTGCGGGGGCCAGTATCGCCGGCCTGGCCGGCAAGGTCGCAGGGCTGGGCGCCTCAGTCGCCGGCGGCGGCCTGGCCGTGATGATCAAGCAGAGCATCGATGCCGGCGACCGCATCCAGAAGCTCGCCATCCAGACCGGCCTCTCCACGGAGTTCCTCTCCCAGATGGGCCATGCCGCCGAGCTCTCCGGCTCCAACCTGGAGACCCTGGCCAAGGGGACCAAGCGGATGCAGGATGCCGCCGTGGAGGCCGCCAAGGGCACCAAGCAATACTCGGACGCCTTCGACGAGCTGGGCATCAACGCCGACGACTTCCTCAAGCTGCGCCCGGACCAGCAGTTCACCCGCATGGCCGAGGCCCTGGCGAGCATCAAGGACCCGGCCCGGCGCACCGCCCTGGCCATGGACATCATGGGCCGCAGCGGCACCGAGCTCATCCCCCTGCTCGAGGGCGGCGCCAAGGGCATCGCCAAGATGCGCGGTGAGGCCGACAAGCTGGGCCTGACCCTGGGGCGCAAGCAGGCCGACCAGATGGCCGCGGTCAACGACGCGATCAGCAACCTGCAGGGCGCCATGGCCGGCGCCGCCAACGTCCTGGCCGTGGAGCTCGCGCCGCACATGGTCAACTTCATCAACTTCCTCACCGCCCGCCTGCCGGCGCTCGTCAAGGTCGTCTCCGGCCTGTTCGGCGGCATCGGCAAGCTCATCGGCGGTGCGGGAGCGGGGATCGGGGCCTTGCTCAGCGGCAACTTCTCCGGGGCCCTGGAGGCCGTGAAGGGCAGCTTCGGCGATGCGAGCAAGTCCTTCGGCGAGAGCGTGGACGGCCTGGCCAAGCTCTTCGGCGAAGACGCCAGCACCAGCAAGGCCCAGCTCGAGGAGCAGAAGAAGCAGACCCGCACCCTGGGACGGGTCGCCGGGGCCCTGGAGAAGGGCATCGTGGCCACCGCCGGCTGACATGGCGACCGTCACCATGGACCTCGAGGAGGGCGCCCTGGTCCGGCAGGGCGGAGAGGGCCTGGAGGCCGTGCGCACGGCTTATGTCTCCGGCCTGGGCGGCCAGCCCGCCGGCAGGCTCTATGCGGCGCTGATCGCCAGCGCCCTGCCGCGCCAGGGCGATCCGCACCCCACCATCCCCGGGATCGTCGTCACCGAGCTGCAGGCCGAGCCGGTGGACGTCGACAGGGCCCGGGTCACCATCACCTACGGGGCACCCGCCGGCGGCAACACCACCCCGGGCGCCAGCGCCGGCGTGGTGAGCGTGGAGGTGATCAGCGACACCGTTTCCGAAGAAACGCAGACCGACCAGGAGGGCAACCTTCTCTGGAATACCTACTGGTCCTGGGCCAGCCAGAGCGGCCTGCCGCAGTGGGAGGGGGTCTTCGGGGTCCTCATCAGCACCCGCAGGGCCCTCAAGGCCCAGGTCGAACGCCCGCGCCTGGGGGTGCGCATCACGCAGGTCACCACCGCAGACCCCAAGAGCCTGGTGCAGTTCCTGGGCACCCTCAACCGCGAACGCTGGAGCGGCTTCGAGCCCAAGACCTGGCTCTGCAGCGGCCTGAATGCCACCAGCAATGCCGATGGCACCTGGCGGGTGGTCTGGGAATTCAGCTACAACCCCAAGGGCTGGCAGCTCGTGGACGTCATAGAGATCGGCGGGTTCAACCCGACCAACGTCACCGAGGGCAATGGCATCGCGCACCACGATGTCTATCCCGTCCTCTCCTGGACCCGGGTGCCGACATGGTAGCCCGGGTCCCGCAGATCGTCCGCGGCCAGCCCATTACGGCGCGCTATCTCAACACCCTGGGCGAGGCCATCAACGCCAACATCGAGGCCATCGCGCGTCCGAAATCCCTCAAGGGCAAGGTCAAGAACCAGGACGGCACCTTCGGCGGCGATACCTGGGAAGAGGCCGGCCGCACCACCAAGAGCGTGCGCATCTTCAATCCGGCCGATGCCACGCAATACGTCGATGTCGATCGCATCGAGACCGTCACGCTCATCAACCAGGTCACCGGTGAGAGCATGACCCTGCAATTCAACGTCTAGGAGCCTGAGATGGCGAAGAAATACTGGAAGGGCGGCGCTGGGGCGGTCGCGCAAATCAGCACCATTCAGATCACCGCCAACGATACCGCCACGACGTATGAGGTCACCATCGGCGGTGTCACCGTGAGCGTCCCGGGCAATGCCGGTGGTGTGAACAGCACGGCTACGGACCTGCAAGTCGCCCTGGCCGCCAGCACCGATCCCTATTTCTCCGCGATCACCTGGACCGTGGCAACCGATACCGTCACCGGGACCGCGGCGGTTGCCGGTGTCCCCTTCGTCGCCACCACCAGCGTCACCGGTGGCACCGGCACCATCGGCGCACCCAGCACCACCACGGCCAGCGCAGGCCCGAATGACTGGAGCACCGCGGACAACTGGAGCGACGGCATCGTGCCGGCCACCGGTGACACCGTGATCCTGGCCGACTCCGCGGTGAATATCTCCTGGGGCCTGGATCAGAATGCGATCACGCTCACCGAGCTGCGCATCGAGCAGACCTATACCGGCAAACTGGGTCTGGCGCGCAGCGTATTCGCCACCAGCTCCGATGCCGACACCACCGACGCCACCGCCACGGAGTATCGCCAGGACTATCTCAAGGCGGGGGTCACGACCCTGACCATCGGACAGCACCTGGGGCCAGGCAACAGCGCCGGCAGCGGCCGCCTCAAGATCGACAATGTCAAGACCGGGGCCAGCACTACCACCATCCATAATACAGGCACCGGAGTCGAGGCCAATCTGCCGGCCGTGCGCCTCCTTGCGGCCAACGCCGGCGCCGATCTCTATGTCCGCAACGCCCCTGGGGGGGTCGGCGTGGCGGTGGACGAGCCCGGGGAGACCAGCACCATCGGCAGCGTCGTCATCAGCGATATCACCCAGGTCAGCCGGGTATTCCTCAGCGATGGCGTCACCATCACTACCTGGCAGCAGGCCGGCGGCGACAATGTCCTGCAGGCCGCCGCCACCGTGACCACGGTGGACGTGGATGGCGGCGTACTGCTCACGGACGGCGACTTTGGCATCACCACCTGTAACGTCACGGGCGGTATCCTGCACCCACATAATGCGCCCGCTACCGGTAACGCCATCGGGACCCTCAACCTCACCGGCGGCACCGTGGATGCCACTGGCAGCGGTGCCAGTCGCACCTGGGGCACCGTCAATCCCGACGGCGGCGCCCTCAAGCTCGACGATGCCGCTGTGACCATCACCACACTGGACACCCCGGCCGGACGCCAGGAACTGCAGGTCGTGGGCCTGTGATGTGGGCTATGATGAGGGCGCATTCCAGGAGCTGACCGCCATCAGCTTCCCCTCCGGCTGGATCATGCTGGGCAGCGGCCTGCTGCCTCCCAGCTATTCCGACTTCACCAGCTTCGGTGTCTCCTGGGATGGAGAAAAGGTAATCTGGATCGTCGGGGGCAAACTGTACGAATTCGATGTCGCCGCCAAGTCCCTGGCATCATCCAACATTCCTGGCTTCACGCTATCGGCCGATGTCCTCTACAGGGATCCCATCACGAATGACCTCTATTATACCGAGAATGGCAATGCACTCGAACGCTTCAGCGGCGGCACCCTGACAGAACTCTGGAACGAGGCGGATTTTACCGATCCGACGGCGCCGCCGGGGACCGGAATGTGGGTCGATCATATCTTGACGTCGCAACTCAGCACCACGGCGATGATTGCGCACAATGGCGTGATCTATGCCTATGTCGATGAACGCTATGCCATCGACACCGATGGAGATGGGATCCCCGATACGCTACAGAGCCGTTGGGGTGGCCTCGCCAAGTTCACCGGGGGATATTGGTATCAAATCGATGCGCCGTCGATTACCTTCGCCTTCCACTGGGTGTTGCACCTGCAATCGCTCTATGCCTACCACGCGGATTACTTCGACCTGGCCGTGAAGCGGCGGGACTACAGCGATGTCGCATCATCTGCCACGGCAAACATGATACAGGCCGGCATGTCTCCGCTCATTCACAAGCAGCAGGGCAGCGCGATCCAGAAGCTCATGACCTTGCGCGGCGTCAACTCGGGCAAACAGGGCGAGCTCTA